TGGGGTAAATGTCATGTAAACCATGCCACGGCGATCAAGGGTTCGTGTCACGGCCTGTGAGTACAGTTCTCGGCTAGGCTCCTCGTCTAGCCATACCACATCCACAGAGCGGCCTTGCCACTTGTCTACGCCCATCTCATAGGCTTTAAAGTGTAGGGATGAGTTCTCGCCTGAGATATGGCGTATTAGTGCAACGCTCTTAGCGTTTGGTACTCCCGGTTTCCTTTCTGTTTTTACTATATTATCTTTTGGAATGGCGCCTGTACCAAATGCCTCGGGATCATCAGGGGAACCCAATAATTCTGCTTGTACGATGTCTCTCGTCGTTTCGTTGGAGACACCGCCAGCCCAAGCCGTAATTGCTCGGTTGAATCTTTTTCCCTCCCACCAATCAGGGTATAGGCCAGTAAGGTGGTAGGCCATTTCAGCCGCTCCGCAGTACGACTTACCTATTCGGTTAGCCGCCATGAGTAGGCGCTGATTGTTTTCAAATCCTGTGGCATGGAACTTCTGCTGGTAAGGGTATGGATCGTAGAAGGAAATCTTCTCGTACCGCTCTCGCTTCTTAAGTTCTCTTGCTATTTCTACCGCTTTTTCTATATCCACTGGCATATGCCGCTCTAGCCTGTCTCTCCGCCCCTTCACGAGTTTTGTAGACCTTACCCTTACTACCCCACTTGTAACCGCCTTTGACCTTTCTAACGGGCATCAGTGCTTCAGGAGAGCCTCTAACTCTTTTTGTAGTTCTTCTGTAGACTTCTGTTCTACCTGAGAAATCTCCTGCTGAATCTTCTCTGTGGGCTTCAGACCAGCCCTATCCAGAATATCTTTCACGGCCCCAAGACGTACAGACTCAGACTCTGCCTCCTCTGCCAATCTCTGCAACATACGCATGGCGCTGGGAACCGCATCCTTAATCATCTTCTTGGTGCGTTCCTCAATCTCAGAGGCAAACTTATTCTTTAGTTCGTATCCTCTTTGTTTGGGATGAGAGTATCCTGCCTGCTCTGCGGCACGGCTTGCATTCCCGTGCAGACAGTATTGCTCAATGAATGTTTCCTGTTGTTCAGTTATCATCTTCCTCTAAACCATAATATATCAATGGAGTTGCGGTTGCCGCTCTATTCATTGCGTATCTTGCGTAGCCTTCCTTGCTTGGAGTGTAGTCAGCAACCTTACGCATAATGTCTATTTGCTTTTGAGTAAGCCCGCCATTTTTAACTTTGCCACCAACTTTTGGTTCTTTAGATATTTTTATTCCAGCATCTTCTGCGGCTTTATCAACATTTTCGGTTGGTTTTGCTGGCGATCTTATCGCTGTTCTAGCCTCTTGAACAACATTTCCACCACCACCTTTCTCAAATACTGGCCTATATTTTTTTATCGGGTCTATCTGCCACGGTGGGTAAACAGTAGCAAGATTGCTATAACCCGGAGGAACTTGCCCAAATAGATCATGCTCATCCGAAACAAAGAATACTTGCTTTCTATCTGGCTTTACAAGTATGCCAGCGTTAAATCCACCCTCAACAAATCCGCTTTTGCCTTGTGGGGAAAAGTTTATATAAACCCCATCGTTTGTGGCCTTAATTACATTATACCCGCCATTTTTAGCGTTCTGCATCAGAGTGTTATAAAGTTCATTCACATTCCTAAAATCTCTGCCATTGGCAATTAATACTTTTTTAATGTGATTAAACTGTGAAGATTTTATGACATCTCTGTCATGGGTTCCACCCGCCGTCCCTATCTTCCACTTCTTTACAGCAATCAAAGAATCATCAGGAAGCCCCCAAGTTTTTTTAACCATGTCCATTCCATCTGACATAATCTGATCTGATACGTTTGATGAATTCTCCCATTTTTTTGCTATGCTTGGGTATTCATCAGCGGAACCAACACCCCAATAATTTAGGTCTATCCATTCATCTAAAGGCCCAGAGCCTTTGTATCCAGCCTGTTTACCCTGCAACTTCATCAAAGCGGCGGCTCCCATTTGACCATAAAGAACCTTACCTATATTCTTAGACTCATCCAACATTTCGTCAGTTGTCTCTAAGTAGGGCTTTGCTTTCAGCGAATCAAGTTTGTTTAGGTTATTCCTTACAATATTTGAGGTATTAAACCCTATTCCAGTATCACTAAATGTTGCGGATGCTTTAGGCGACATAGCCTGCCTAAGAGTTCCACCAATGCTTTTTGCAAACATATTAGCCGCAGAAGCGCCGCTTGATACTGGGTTTTGGCCGTAGAACCCCTTGATCTCATTTATTAAATTAGCGGTTCCCTTGTGTAAAGCACCTGCCCCAGACCTCGCCAATCCAGCCAATCCAATTCCTCCCGCAACAACATCTGCTGGAGCAACATAATTAATTAATCCTGCATTTGGGTCTTGGCTATCTACCCCCATCAAAAATGACACAGGCTCTAACCCTACCTCGTCATATTTAAGTCTTTCAGCGTAATCAGCCTCCCTACGCCTTTTCTCATCCTCAGCCATCATCTCAAGTCTCGAAGCGCCTGTCGGCCCTTGAGGGGAAATTCCCAATCCAAAATATTGCTGTGCTTGTTCTAGTAATCCTGCCATATTAGGAAATGCTTATGAATGGTAAAAATACCCTGATGGTGAGTGGATAGGACATACGTTACTGCGCCAGAAAAAAAATGGGGTCCGTGGGGGGGTCTATTTCTGTCACATTTTCAGCGGATCGCCGGTCCTTCTAAGAGGGTCAAGGGTTTATCCTCTGGCCCGTGGAAATTCTGCAAATAAATAACCTTATAGATAGCGTGGTTTTGCCGGTCAGTTACCCAGTGTCCACAATAACCTACTATAGCAGTAGGGAATTATTCTCGGATGCTTTGGTATTGTGTGTGAGTGTGTGGGTTGGACATGCTATAAACCCACCATATACCCCCATAAAAACCTTTTGGGCAAAAAGTAAAAATAATTCTTGAACGCCTTAAGCGGACTGTGGTTACAATTGGCCACCAAAACAAACGGAGATATTTCAATGAAATTTGTCTACTGGAAACTTTTTGACTACTATCGCCCATACCAGCAGCCGCAATGGTGCGTTATCGGACTGGATGACAAAGGTCATGGCGCAAGCCACTCATTAATGAGCCTGAAGGAATTCTCGGCCTTCTTTCTGCACAATTCGCCCATACTCATCGACGAGGATCTAGACATCCATTTCAACCCAGATGGGCCTTCCCACTGCTAACAGGAGACTAAAGCAATGAAACTAACTTGGATAAATAATCTGCCTGTGTGGGCCGACGAACACGGCCCATTTCCCTCTAAGGTCATCGTCTGCCCTACCTGTGGCGGTACTGGTGCCGTGCTTATCGACGGCATGAGAGGCCACGCCTACACGCCTGACGAACTCGGCGAACTGGGCGAGGACTTCATAGGCGATATGACTAGCGGCGTCTACGACAGGCCATGTGAGGAGTGTCGCGGTAAGCGTGTATCTGCCGAACTCATCGAGGATGAACTGTCAGAGCGCGATAAGGAGCGTCTAGATGCCCATTACGAAGACCTAGACCACGAATGGGAGATTCGTTGCGAGATCGAGGCCGAGAGGCGATTTTGCCACGGTATCTAAATAGTCGTTCTGATGATGGCTTGAGTAGCCGAAACGCCCTGTGTAGGGCGTCAACGACATAAACAAGAGGATAAATACAATGATTAAGATCAGCAAAATGAGCGGTAAACTGCACGGCATTGGTGCGATCAATACGGATACCACCACTAACGAATTCTGCGTCCGTCAGAAGGATACAGATACCATCTGTGGCAAGTGCTACTCGCATCGTATGCTATCGACCTATCGCAAGTCTTGTGTGCCTGCGTTCTCTCATAACTCGGAACTACTGAGTAAGTCGGTTATACCGGCGGATTTTCTGCCGACTATCAATCAGGCGTACTTTAGATTTAATGGCCACGGGGAATTGATAAACGCTACGCACTACGAAAACATCGTAAACATTGCGCGCAAAAACCCACACTGCACCTTTACATTGTGGACTAAACGCGCCTCACTGGTTCGCGGTCATGCTGTGCCAGATAACCTGATTCTAATCTTCTCAAATCCGCGTATAGATCGCGTCATAGGCGT